AGGATTCAGAGTAAACAAAATGGCTAATCGTCCTACACAAAGATCAATGCAAGATTTGTTGGAGAAACAATTAGTTTCTCTCAATGAAATTCATGGTACTCTTACAACTTCTAAATTAATTGAACTCGGACAATTAATTGAAGAGAAGAAAGCTTTAGATGATGACAATATATTAGTTGAACAATTACGTGATATTCATCTTATATCAAATGCTATTTTAGAATCTTTGATAGAAATTAAAGATAAATTCTTGGCAATGCCTATAACAACCAATGAAGAAAAGGCAGAAGCAGCAAAGACAAATGAAAGAATGATTGGTGCATTAGAAGGTATCGAAAAGAATACTAAACCATCATTAAAGCAAGATATTAAAGAAGGATTTTCACTTGGAGCAATTATAGCCGGCATAGGTATTGCATTAGGTGCTTTACAAGGTACAATTGTTGCCCAAGTCAAAAATATTAAATTCTGGTTGAAACTGTTTACTCCTGAGTTAATGAAAAAGGAACTATCGGAAGTAGTTAAAAGTATTCGTAAAGTATTTGGAGATCTCGGTTTAAAACTAAAAGAAATATTTGATACGAAATTAAAATCTTTAGGTGACTTCTTTGAAAACTCGTTAAACAAAATAAAGTCTATATTCAAAATAGATGATGAATCTAAAATATCCAAAGTATTTAAATGGTTAAAAACAGGAATTAAGAACTTTTTTGCTCCTTTTGAGGAAGCATATACAGTAATAAAAGATTTACTAACTCCAGCAAAAGAATCAAAGGGTATATTTACTGCTATATCTGAAAACCTAGGTAAATTTGGTAAAATGTTTGGTGCTGTTGCTAAAATAGTTGGTAAATTAATGTTACCAGTTACTATTATTATGACATTATGGGATACTGTTAAAGGTGCTATAGAAGGATACGAAAAGGAAGGAGTTGCCGGAGCATTTCAAGGTGCAATCACAGGATTTATGAATTCTCTTGTTGGAGGATTAGCAGATCTAATTAAAGATATGGCTTCTTGGTTATTGGAAAAACTAGGATTTGATGAAGCATCAAAAGATTTAGATTCATTTTCATTCCAAGATATTATAGCAGATTATTATGATGCACTATTTCATCCAATTGATACTATTAAAGGTATGATTAATAGTGTACAAATAGCTCTTATTGAAGGTTTAAATTCAATGATTGATAAGTGGAATAGTACAGTTAAATTAGATTCATTAAAAATTGACAAAATGGAAGTACCTGAAAAGTATGAATCAGATCATGTTAGACCATCAGTAGAACGTAAAGAAAAAGCTGAAAAAGCTGAAAAACAGGATAAAATTCTTAAAAAGATTGACGAAAAACCTATATCTGAATTATCAATAGACGCTTTGAAAAGCCGAGCTATGATTTTAAATGAAAAAGGTGAAAATTGGAAAGATAATCCAGAAATGGTAGCAAGATTTGAACAATTAAATAAAGGCCCAAATGCAGAAGCTATTACACCAAAGACAGCTGATGTTGTAACAGCAAAAACAGTTGCTACAGAATCTGCTAGAGAAGATGCTGCTCAACCTGCAGGAAATACAGTTGTATCAGCCCCTACCGTAAATACATCTAATAGTACTGTTAATAGTACTGCAGTTAGATTACCCGTAAGAAGTTCAGATAGTACATCATCTAGATACATTTCAAGTACATACGCAATTAATTAAAAAAGGGGACTTTATGTCCCCTTAAATTACTATGATAATTAAAGATTAATCTTCAGCCGCTAACTTAGCAAAATAGGCCATAGTATCATCGTCATCATCAGTTACTGATATAGACACAGGTTTTGCAACTTGTGTTACTTTAGGAGCAGAAGGTACATCAAACTCTTCAGCAATCTGTTCAGCAGTCTTTGGTGTATAACTATCACCTGCTAAAACAGAATCTAACTTTTTCTTTAAAACATCATAATCTTTAAAACTACTTGGATATAACCATTCTTGTAAATTATGTCGTAAATTCATAATATTCACAAGTGTATCATCATTTTCTGTTACTGGAATTGAATCAGAAAATGTAGACTCATCATAATTAGGATAACTAGCAACTGTACGTTGACGCAGTTTAAAATTAGCTCCATCCCAGAGATCAAATACGTTTATAGGTGTTTCATCTTCAAAAGTAGGTTTTGCTTTATCCATAATCTTATCGAAGATCTTCTTACCAAATTTAAACATGAAAACTTTACCTTCATTTTCAGGATTCTTTGGATCAGAAACTATTAATATATTTGCATAATATGATAATCGGCGTTTTTGTTTACGTGCAATTTCTTTATTAGCTTCTATACCTGAATTCCACAATTGAGAATTTAACTGTGAAACAGGATCTTCTAGGTTAATAGTATTCAGATTGTTTTCAATATACCATTTACCGGTAGGACCTTGAAAGCCATGTGAGAATACTTTAGCCCAAGGTAATTCATTCTCATCACCATCAATACGTGGCAAGAAACGAATAGTTGCAGTACCATTGCCTGCTTTATCTACGGTAAGTTTCCAAACTCGATTATCGTTTCTAGATTGAGATTGAGGATTTGAAATTTTATCGATTTCAGATGTGATTTTAGCAAAATCAGTTGAACGGGATTTGCGTAAAGCTGTAATATCAAGTGACATAATTTTTCCTTGTTAGCGAAGTATGTTTATATTTGCGTAGTATATTGTAGTTGATTTAAATCTTCTACAAAGTTATTTATAATCGATGTTATCTTATCTCGATTATATTTTACAAACCGTTTAGATTTGCAAATTCTGCGTATATCCTTTTCCCACATGGTTTGCATATAACCTGACATATGCCAAGTACTAATTAAATCCATGAAGTCATTAAGAATACACACAGTTTCTAGAGAAATTCTATTACTAATAAGAAGAGTTAATATACTTGGAGGTTGACAAAAACCAAACTCAAGTACTTCTTCCTTTGATAATTTATTTTTCTCTGAGTCTATTATAATACAATTTAGGTCATCTGTAAATACTTGTGTGATACTTTCTTTACGTCTAAGCCAATTTGTATAATACGTTTCAGCGTGTGATAATTCGTATACAGGAGAATCATTACCATACGCAAAATTTGATACATAAAACTGAATAAGTTGTGGTTCCTTTGGATATTTTTTAGAGAGTTTCTCAAATAATGATCTATCATTTCTTTTATCAAATAACTCTCTAGAATACTTTACTACACCTCTATTTTTAAAGACGTCATATGAGTCTCTAGTGTAATGTAATCTAATAGCTAAATAGAACTTATATGCTGAATACCCATCCATTAAAAATCTAAAAAAGCTTGCTTTGGTAAATAATTCATATCTATAAAGTGCATTTCAAGTTTATCTTTTAAAGATTTATTAATTAACTTAGTAACCTCTTCAGGTTCAATAAAATTTTCATTACAATATTCTAATAGAGCATCAACTACCCCAATATTTTTTTGGTTCGCAAGTGTTTCTATATGCAATGAAAAGTCATTTGCGGATTCAAACATTAAATTTCTCCAGGTAATATTTTACTAATTTAAGATTATCAACAACTTCACAATATTCATCTGTTTTATCTCTATAGATTTTCCAATTGCTTACTATTTTCTTTTTACGGTCAAGATTATTATTAATAAGAAAATTATTAAAAAATTCATCAAGAGATTTAATTTCATCGGAAAGATTCTGTTTAATCTCTTTTAAAATATTAAATTTACGGTGAGTAGCAGCATTTAATATTTCATCATAACAATTATTCATCACTAATTCCTAATAAAGATTTTACTCTATTACGAGCTGTCTCATAACCTACTTCAAATGAATCCCAAACTTGTTCATTGGAAGTAGCCCATTCTTTTAATGAAGTTAAATTAATTTCTTCAGTTTTATTAACTGTATTGCATACATCTTCAGTATATTGGATTAACCATTCATCAAAGTCAGATTTGTCCATTTCACCTTCGCATATTTCGCCAAATATATTTCTATTCATATTATAATCCTATTAAAGTGCTTTATAGTGTACAGGTCTTTCATATAAACCGTTAGTTTCACGAAATACAGAAATAAGTCTACCACAATCAGTTGTAAATCTAGCAGTCTCTCCATAACCTATGTTTAATCCAAGAGGCCATAGATTTGTTAAATCTTCTGATTGAAGTGTTTCATTTAAGGTTGAGAACCAATTTTGTTTTACTTTTCTCATGATATAATAGACTCAGTTATTTAATTTATGAGTCTATTATATCATATTTTTAGAAAATGTAAACGTTTATTTTATACCTTTTCAATCTTCATAATCTTATAGAAATAATGTTTACCAATTTTAACACTTTTCTTAGGTCGTTTAGAATACCTATATTTGAAAGAATCAAAACTATCCAAATTCCCTATTGGATTTCTAGCATTACCATGAAGTATATTAGTTGCTAACTTAATAAACTCTTCTTTATCCTTAGCAGGTATACGTTTCTGAGTATACTGTTGCTTCACTATTTTACACGCTGGCTGGTGGAATATCTGTGTAGACCTAGTAACAATCGTTGCGCCTACCGCAAGTTGCCCAGTCAGGGGTTCACCTCTTGCCTCAGAATAAATTGTTTCTGCGACACATTGTATATCTTTGTTTGAAACATTGATCTTTTTATGTAAAGTAGTCTGAGCATGTGTTGATGCAGACATAATATACAGACATAAGAGCATTGTGATTGCTCGCATGTGGGTTCTCCTATTTTTTTAGTGACAATATTAGAAGAATCCTAATATTGTTTCCCTATTTCTTCAGCTGAACTCATTGCTTTGAAGTTTTATAGCGGATTTGTACTTCAGTTTATCTTATAAGCTTATCCTATT